ATAAAGAAAGGTATTTAATGGCTCTCTGTTTAGTCGGTTGTGGAAACTGACACGGTACAAAAACACGGTAGCGTTATGAAAAATAACACTGGTTCAAATCCAGGGAGAGCCTCCAGCTAAAGCCGTTCTCACAATGCGAATGGAATCGCCCAATCTTCTTGAAACTTTATATGGAATCGAGAGCGGCTCTAGCTGGGAACAGCGTTTTTCATAATAAAAAAATCTCCTTTTGATTGGTTAGCCCCTAGCTGCTTTCACACTTTGGCACTAGGGGATTTTTTTAACCAATACTTCCTAACCATATGAGGTAAACACTATGACCAAGTTAATCAATTTTCTTAAAACAACTGCTTATGTAATTGCAACAATCCTTTCAATCTGTCTAGTCGCTATGACAATGGTCACCGCTCTAGCGGCACAAGCAAGCGAGCCGACAACGGAGCGTGAGCAAGCAAGAATTCAATGGATTGCCGAACACGGGCAATATCAACCAAATCTTACGGAGCCAGCTAAGCAAGAGGCTCTAGTCTTTACCGCAACAAAACAAAAGGAATTGGATGATGAAAAAGGCAAAAGCAAAAGTAGAAATTAAGGTTGAGCCTTATCCGAAAGGTGGATGGTATGTTGTTGAAAGAGTTGGAGGTAAAGTTTGGTGGCACTCTTCTAATTATCAATCAGTGGAACTGGCTGAAACGAGAAAGAGAGAGCGTGAAGAGTTAAAAGCAAATACGGCTGAATGGCTCAATAACAAGCTCGCTCGCCGCTCAAAACCGAAAACTGGACTAGCAACCAAGCCAACATTAGTTAAGCGTATTTCAAAGGCTAAGATGCGTTATTTAAAACGTTTTGATGAGTACAACAAAATGCGCAATCAACAGCCTGAATCTGAGCGCCAAACTGAATTTCAACTTACTGAGATTCATCGTCTTTTTGGCGTACACGCAACCACAATCGAGCGAGCGATTTATTATCGCCAAATCAAGCCTCGAGGCAAAAAATTAATCAGAGGTCATTGGGTGAGAACATTTAAATACGAGGATTTATGCTCTTACTTTGACATATTGAGAGGTATTCCAAATGGAAACGATGCAACGACAATGGGAAATGGCTAGTTTTACCGCTTATGACAAGGCACAAGAACAATATGATGCCTATGAGCGTGCAGTAGAAAATGAAATTAGCGATATAGAAAGAGAAATAAAAAGCGGAGATAGCCAAACTTTATGCGAATTTTCTGAGCTTATGGAGGAAAACGAAAATACTTGGCTAGATATTTTCTTATGTGATCAAGCATCGCTCAAAAACTTGAGAGATAAGGCAGTAAAAAAACTTGCTGAAAATCGCATAGCGCAAAGAGAAGAAGATTATAAGCATGGTTATATTGAAATGTAAGGTAAATAAAAATGACAGAAAAATTTGAGTTGATCCTATCAACAGAAAGCAAAGTTTTAACAACCAATATTGCAGACTTTGAGAAACAAGCAGATGCGTTTATCTCTAACCTAACAAGCAATTTTGAAACCGATGATGACTTCTTGGCCGCAAAAGAAGAAGTAAAAATCCTTAAAGAATTAGAGGATAAAACAAGATTGGCTATCAAAAATGCCGTTGGCGGTGATATTAAAAAACTTGTTGAAACAGCCGAAAGCATTGCCGAGCGTTTTAGACAAGAACGATTGGCACGAGACAAGTTAGTCAAAACTAAAGAATCTGAAATTAAAGCTAAGATCGTAGATGATGCGGTTGCCGAAATCTCAGATATTCGCCACAAACTAGCAAAAACAAGCGATATATCACTTGCGCTAGAAGAGAACATTCCAAAGCATAAGATCGCAAGTCGAATCGAAGAAAGCACAAAACGCAAAAGCTCAATCTCAGGTTTAACGAAAGCCGTAAATGCTGAGAAAACCCTAATCATTAGCGAGATCGCTGCTGAAGTCACTCGCTTAACTGAACGCCTTGAACAACTAACCTCTAAATCAAGCTATCTATTCCCTGATGCAATCAAGTTAATTGCAAGTGAAGAAGATTTAGCGCCAATCATTAAACAACGAATTGATGATGAGCAAAAACGTGAATTAGAAATCAAGGCTAAGGCGCAAGAAGAGGCAAAAGTAAAAGCTGAAACGCAAGCCGTCCAATCTTCTTGCAAAGAAAAAAACATGGGAAGTGAAACGTTAAAAGCACAAGAATTGTCGCCTGGTGATGCTATTGAGCATTTTGAAGTCAGAATCGCATTCTCAGGAACGTTGAACGATGCCGTATCATTCGCTCGTAAAATCAAAGAGCAATACGGTGACAATGTAACACTCAAGAAAGTTAATTAAAGGAACAACAAAATGAATACATTACCGGCGAACATTCAAACAGCCCTAACCGAACGCAATATTGATACCGCAGTTTGGACAACTTTGCAAAATAGCGTTTTTCCTGGTGCAAAAGATGAAAGTATTTTGCTTGCCGTAGATTATTGCAAGGCTCGCAAGTTAGATATTCTTAAAAAGCCTTGTCATATCGTGCCAATGTCAGTGACAGATGCAAAAACAGGCAATAAAAACTGGCGTGATGTCATTATGCCAGGTATTTACGAGCAACGCATTACAGCATTTCGCACTGGTCAAATGGCTGGTCAAGATGAGCCAGTTTTTGGTGATACGGTTACATTCAGAGGTATAGAGGCTCCTGAATGGTGCAGAGTTACCGTTTATCGATTCATTAATAATGAACGATGCGCATTTTCCCATACAGAATATTTTTCTGAGGCTTGTGCAACAACAAAAGAGGGCAAGCCAAATTCTATGTGGAGTAAACGCCCTAGAGGCCAATTAGCGAAATGCGCTGAGGCTGGCGCATTGCGCAAAGCATTCCCCGATGAATTAGGTGGCGTAATTACTGCTGATGAAGTAAATGAAGAGCCTATCAATCAGCATAGCGCTGCAACGCCTGATAACGGAACAACGGTGATTGACACTCAATCAGTAGAATTGATCACTCCTGAACAAATCAAAGAAATTGAAAATTTGGTTGAAGTTACAGGCTCAAATCTTGCGGGATTGTTGGCGGCGGCTGGCAATGTGCCAAGCATTGAAAAAATCACAAAATCAAATGCTGAACACGCAATTAATAGATTGCTTAGTAAACTAAATGAACAGCAAGCTAAAGATGAAAAAAATGATGAGGATATTCCCTTATGATAGATGGACTGATAACACTTGATTGCGAGCAAGGAACTGAAGAATGGCTAACGGCAAGACTTGGTATTCCAACTGCAACAGGAATCGAGAATATCGTTACGCCAACAGGAAAAAAATCAAGCTCGCAAATTAAATATATGTCTGAGCTGATTGAAGAAAGCATCCTTGGTTTACAGGATAGCGGATATAAATCAGCTTTTATGGAGCGAGGCAATCAGCTTGAGCCGCTTGCCCGCTCCGCTTATGAATTTCTCACTGGAAATGCCGTCAAGCAAGTTGGCGGCGTATATCTAAATGAGAAAAAAGAATTGATGGTTAGTCCTGATGGATTGATCCCCGAACTCAAAAAAGGGCTTGAGATTAAATGCCCAAAAATGAGTACACATATTCAATACATCATTAACGGTGGCGTTCCGTCCGAATATGTTATCCAAGTGCAAGCGAATTTGTGGGTGACAGGATATAAAACATGGGATTTTGTTAGTTATTGCCCTGAATATCAAAAACAACCGTTTTATCTGTTTACGGTTGAGCGAGATGAAAAATTAATGGCAGCGTTTGACAAAGAAATACCCGCATTTATCAAAACATTAAAAGCATATAAATCTATGGAGTAAATATGGAAGAAAAACTAAAAGGATTAAAAGAGGCGTATCTTTTTTATAAAAAAGTTTTAAAAGACGAAGATGCAATGGCTTGTGGTTGTTTAAGGGATGCTGAAGAATGGCTATTCAGAGAACTTAATGAGTTATTTGAGAATTAGGAGTAAATATGGCTGGAATTAATAAAGTAATTATCGTTGGCTTTTTAGGCAATGATCCTGATGTGCGCACTATGCCTAATGGTGAATTAGTGGTGAATATCAGCGTGGCAACAAGTGAAAGCTGGACGGATAAAAACTCAGGCGAGAAAAAAGAAGTAACCGAATGGCATCGCATTGTCATTTATCGAAAACTAGCCGAGATCGCCGCTCAATATCTACATAAAGGCTCTCAAGTATATGTTGAGGGGCGCTTAAAAACTCGCAAATGGCAAGACAATAATGGTCAAGATCGTTACACAACAGAAATTCAAGGCGATAACTTGCAGATGTTAGGCGGTCGCCAAGATGAGCAAAAACAAGCGAAAACAAGTAAAGCTAAACCAGAGCCATTAAGTGCGATGGCTGAACACAGTGATAGCCTTGACGATGGAATTCCATTCTAGGAGTGAGTTATGAGCAAATTTATAAAATTGACAAATTTTAGAGCTGGTGATGGTGATTTAATTGTAAATGTAGATTTAATTAGAACTGTAACATCATCACACAATGACTGCTCAATTGTTAAGTTTTCTGACGAGCATAATGTGGTAGTAAAAGAAACTCCAGAACGTATTTTAAAAATGATTGAGGCCGCCAAATAAGGCGGTTTTCTTTTAGGTGAATTATGAACAAAGAAACAGAACACGAATTAGCGGAATTACACGAAAAAGAGCGGAGTTTAGAAAAGGCTCTTGAATTGGTGCGTGAGAAAATCCGTGAGTTAATTAATTACACAGATAAGAACAAGGTATAGAAATGACAACAGAAGATGTTCTGAATGAGCGAAGAAATACGCACGGGGATTTCATTCAAGGCTCTGTTACGTTTAATGCGTTAATGGAGCTTATCAATAAAAATCGCAAAAACATTGATGGAGTGCAGTATTACGCTTTGACAATGATTGCTGGAAAATTAGTGAGAATCCTTAACGGTAATTCACACGAAACAGACCATTGGCAAGACATTATTGGTTACGCAACACTTGGTGGGCGATTGGAATTAGCTGAAAGCCTCGATAATACAAGTGAGCCTTTGGTTGATATTTTACCAGTGGTAAATCTTAAGCAGTAAATCAATATTTAACAAATCCAATAGGCGTTCCAAGTGAGCGCCTTTTGTTTTAAAGGATATAAGATGAAACCAATTTTAGATGCTTGCTGCGGCGGGAGAATGTTTTACTTTGATAAGAGTAATCCGAATGTGCTTTTTGCAGATATAAGAAAACAAAAACTAAGTTTTAAGGATCGTGACAAAATTAGACATTTAGAAGTATCGCCTGACGTGATCCATGACTTCACTGATATGCCATACCCTGATAAATCTTTCAAGTGCGTTATATTCGACCCGCCACACTTAATACAAGGCGGTGACAATTCCTGGCTAGTAAAGAAATATGGACGATTAGATAAAGATTGGCAAAATCAGTTATTAAAAGGCTTTCAGGAATGTATGAGGGTGTTAGATGATTATGGCACTCTTATTTTTAAGTGGAATGAAACACAAGTACCAGTTAGCGAGATTATTTCGCTCTTTGGTGAAACGCCAATAATCGGGCATAAATCGGGAAAAGCGAACAATACGCATTGGATGTTATTCATGAAAATTGAGGAGAAAGAAAATGAAAAAATTTAACTTAGAGAAAGCTTTAAATGGCGAGCCAGTGATGCTTAGAAATGGATTGATTTTATGAAAAGTATGATGGAGTAAGTGATGGATATTATTAATTTAATTAAACAGCAAACGCCTGAAGAAAGACAGGCATTATTCAACGAATTTATTAAACTTTTAAACCAAAAAAGAGAATACGTTGATATTCCTGAGCGTATTGTATGCTCCGTCTGCCAAGTGTTTGTAGATGAAAGAGATGGTACAAATGAAGATGGCAGTGAAATTATCCATGAAGTATATGGATTAAGACACTATGATCCATTCATGCGTAAGCAGATTAAGGAACTGGAAAAACAATACAAGTATGCTCTTTTAGATTGGGAACAAGGATTCTTAACTAATAAAGGACGTTTTGTTAATCGCATAGAGGCGATGGAAATTGCCAAAGAGCAAGGGCAAGTCATACGGTTATCTGGCTCGCCTAATACTGATATTTTATTTTCAGAAGATTTATATTAGGAGTAAGTATGATAAATGAAGAGACTGAGGCTTGGCGCAAGTACCGTCAAGATAAAGCAAATAAACGGCTAAAAAATTTAGAATACAGCACCAATCTACTCAAAGAAAAAGGAATTCAGTTTGAATCGCATAATTTTGGCAAGCAGTTAGTCATTCTATGCGTTGATCCTAAAATAGATTTTTATCCATCAACAGGATTATGGATTGAGCGCACAACTCGTTATAAGAACAGAGGCATTCGCAGTCTTTTGGCGCATATAAATAACAAAAAGGAGTAAACATGAAAGGATTTACAGAATGGCTAATCTATTTATTGACTAGCGCTTTTGTCATTGCGATGGCTGGGGCTGGAATAGGATTATTTTTAGGTGTAGCGTGGAAAGCGTTTTGCTGGGTGGTGTGATATGGGAAAAGTAAAAATAACCAAATTATTTTGTGATAGATGTGGCAATGAAATTATGCCATTAAGTAATGATAACACTGAATATTTAATGACAAATTTATATGTCAAAAAGAATTGAAATAGAGCCTAATCACCATGATGTATTCGCACTGACTTTTAAATATGCTGTTGTTACGAACAAAGGCGGTGAATATATTGGAATAGCCACCCATTGGCAACCACTTCCAGCACCGCCGAATGATGAATAATTAATAACCGCCCTTTATGGGCGGTTTTTATTTTAAAAGGAAATAAGCATGGAAAAGAAAGAAATCATTGAAAAGCTAGAAAAACACGGGTTCGAATTTAACCTTGATTGGGGTCCAACTCTTGGTTTCAAAAGCGACAAAGACAAAGCATCAATTATGTATAGCAAGCATAGCGGTGCTGATATATTGTCCATATCTTTTAATGGTCAAGCTAATGAAAAAAAAGCTAGAGCGTTTGTTAAACAAATATTCCCTACCGCTAAATACATACATCAAGGTGTTGTATTAAGTGCTAGTTATTTCAGTATTGAACCTCTCAATTAATAATAGCTATTATTGGAGCTTTTATGGATAAAATACAACTATCAGATAAAGCAGAGAAAGAAATGTCAGAGGCTATTAAGGTTATGGCTGTATCGGCTTTTACCGAGAAAAGTCAAAACTTAATTCCTCTTGATTATGTGGCAGCTCTCGTTGGTTGCCAATATCAACATACTGCAAACTTTATCGTTAAGCAACCTAGCTTTCCAAAAGGTGTGAGATTGAAGGAAAAATCACACCCTAGATGGATAGCTGGCGAGGTTATCCGTTGGTGCAGGATTAACGCTAAACGCATCAAATAACCTTTCAAATTTCCCACCATTGGCACTTTTCTCTTATATGGTATAATACTCAAAACAAGGATATTTTTACCAATCCTTTTTAGAGCAATTACGCCAAAATTACGCCAAAAGTTAAAAATCTCTTTCAAAATCAATACAGAAAGAAACTGACCCTAGGCACCACAGAATTTATAAGCTCTGAAATTATTCAGGGCTTTTTTATTAGCTAAAGTAAATCAATATGACAGAACAAAACCAAGATAAAAAACAAACTTATAATTTCAATAAACTGCAAAAACGTCTTCGCCGCAATGTTGGCAACGCAATTACTGATTTTGGCATGATTGAAGATGG